TATTTATAACGATATAAGTATGAGTGATAATATAAGTGCTTTTTATGGATTAGCGGGGGATAATATAAGTTTAATGAATGTTATGATAGGACAACAACCTAATTTATAGGAGAAGAATATGGAATGGTTTAAATCAAAAGCAGGACAACTCATAGCTTTGGCAACTATTGTAAGCACATTAGCAGGCTTTGGATACGCGGGAGCAGGCTATGTTAATAGACTAGAGAACCTAGAGAAGAAAATAGGTGGACTGGGAGAGACAGAAGACGCTCAACAAGCAATAGAACAAAGATTTGCAAGTATAGAAACTTCAGTTGACTATATTAATAAATCCATTGATGAGGGAATTAATGTTTCATTAAAAGCACAGGCTTCTACTGTTAGCACTTTGAAAGCACAAATAGAAGGTTTGTCTGTAGCGATGAGAAAAGCAGAAGAAGATATATCTAAATTAGAAGATAGTAGCGGAAATCCTTTAGCTAATTAGCTATGAAAATAGGTTTAATTATGGGAGGCTTATTAGTAGCTACAATTGCTGGTTCAGCTTTCTGGATAGAAAATCTACAAGATAAAATAGGTGTTTTAAAAGGTAATCAGCTTGTTTTGGAAACTAAGATACAGGAACAAAATGAAGCTATAGAGGCAGCATTGGCTAAACAAAAACAGACTCAAAATCTTATGATTAACTTAGAAAAACAAAAACAAGACGCTATGCGTGATGTAAATAAACTAAGAAAAACATTTGCAAAACACGATTTAGATGAACTAACTTTAGCTAAACCAGAGTTAATGCAAGGTAAAATAAACAGAGCTTCCAAAAGAGTTTTAGAGAATTTAGAAAAATTAACAGACCCTAATCAGTTTGATGAAGAAGACAGCACTAATAGTTAGTTTAGCTTTATTAGCTTCAGGTTGTTCCATGATGGGTGAAAGGGTAAAGCCTGTATCTGTAACTACAATAGCAGAAAGACCACCCATGTATCATCCGCCTTTGCCAATGGAAGTTCAGCTTGATCCTGTTGATTGGGAAATACTTACACCAGATAGTATGAAGTTATATTTAGATAATTTGGAAAAAGGCGAAGCACCAAAAAGAGCATTTTACACTCTATCTAGTAAAGAATATGAACATTTAAGTATGGATATGGCTGATATTACAAGATATATTAAAGAAGTATTAGGTATTATTAAGTTTTATAGAGATTACGATAAAGAAGATGAAGAGCCTGAAAAAGGTAGATTAAGGGAGAAAAAATGAATATATCACAAGAAGGAATATCTTTGATAAAGAAGTTTGAGGGGTGTGAATTGAAAGCTTATCAAGACTCTGTAGGTGTTTGGACAATCGGTTTTGGGCATACTAAAGGCGTTGAAGAAGGAGATGAAATTACACAAGATATGGCAGAAATAATGCTAGAAGAAGAAATGCCTGAGTATGAAGGTTATATTAATAATATGGTTTCTGCGCCACTAAAGCAGTGTCAATATGATGCTTTATGTGCGTGGGTTTATAACTTGGGACCAACTAATTTAAAAGAATCAACCTTATTAAAATTATTAAATGCGGGCGACTATCACCTTATACCAAGTCAAATAAAGCGTTGGAACAAGGCAGGAGGACAAACACTTAAAGGACTAATTAGAAGAAGAGAGGCAGAGGCTCTTTTATTTGAGGGTAAAGATTGGAGTGATGTTTAATGCCATTTGCCAAGTTTCAATTTAAAGCTGGTATCGACAAAGAGGGTACAAATTACTCTAATGAAGGTGGTTGGTATGATGCTGATAAAGTTAGGTTTAGAAAAGGACGACCAGAAAGAATAGGTGGCTGGTCAAAAAATTCGCCTAACTCTTTTACAGGAACTTGTAGAAAAATACATACTTACAAAGACGCAGGTCAATCTTTGTATAATATTCTAGGTACGCATAAAAAATTATACGCACAGGAGGGAACAGGATTTAACGATATAACACCTATTAGATTAACTGCTGGTTCAGGCGATGCAACTTTTGCAAAAGTAGGCAATGATGATGCAACCATAACAGTTACCGAGAATGGTCATGGTGCTGTTAAGGGAGATTTTGTAACTTTTAGTGGTGCTGCTAGTTTAGGCGGTAATATTATTGCTGCTGTTTTAAATCAAGAATATGAAATAGCATCTATCGTAAGTGCAAATGCTTTTACTATAGAGGCTAAAGATACTTCAGGAGATGAAGTTTTAGCCAATTCTTCAGATACAGGTAATGGTGGTTCTAGTGTTGTAGCCGCATATCAACTAAGTATAGGCTTAGATGTTTATGTCTCAGCAAGCGGATTCGGTTCTGGAACATGGGGTGCATCAGGATGGGGACAAGCACCTACTCTTTCTTTAACAAATCAATTGCGCTTATGGAGTATTGATAACTTTGGTGATGATATTATTGCTGCTCCTCGTAATGGCGCGTTATATTATTGGGATGAGTCATCAGGCGTGTCTACAAGGGCAGTAGCAGCAAGCGGTATGGCAGGTGCTAGCAATGTGCCAACAGCAGTATTTCAGATTATGATGTCAGATGTTGACCGCCACGTTATAGCTTTTGGATGTAATGCTATCGGTTCATCAACAATAGACCCATTATTAGTAAGATTCTCTGATGCAGAAAGTGCAGTTGATTGGACACCTACAGCAACTAACTCAGCAGGTGGTGTGCAGTTATCGACAGGTAGCACTATTATTGGCGCACTTAAAACCAGACAAGAAATATTAATATGGACTGATGTAGGAATAGTTTCTATGCGCTTTGTAGGCGCTCCATTTATATTCAGTTTTAATGAAATGGCTACAGGAATGTCGTTAATTTCGCCTAACGCGGCTGCAACTGCAGGGAACACAGTTTATTTTATGGATCAAGGAGCCTTTTATCAATATGCTGGTTCAGCGCAAAGACTTCCTTGTACTGTATTAGACTATATATTTAGTGACTTTAATAAAGAACAGTCGTATAAAGTTTTTGCTGCACCGATACCAGATCATAATGAAATTATTTGGTTTTATCCAAGTGCCGATTCTACAGAAGTAAATAGGTATGTTATTTACAATTATCTGGAGCAATCTTGGAGTATAGGTACAACGGATGACGGCTTTACAAGAACAGCTTGGAATCCTTCACAGATTACAAATTATCCACTAGCAACAGGTAAACTAGATACTACTGATACTAATTATATTTATGACCATGAGTTCGGGCATAGTGCAGACGGCTCTTCATTTACATCATATATAGAATCTTCTGATTTTGATTTAGACCCTGATGGAGAAAGCTTTATGTTTATATCTAAATTAATTCCAGATTTAGAATACAGGGGTTCTAGTGATACAGGCAATACAGTAAGCTTTGTTATTAAAGGTAGAAATTACCCTTTAGAAAGTTTATCTACTTTACAAACAATTTCAGTAACACCTACTTCTACGTTTAGTAACACTAGGGCAAGAGCAAGGCAAAGTGCCATAAGAATAGAGAATACTGCAGATAACTTTGGTTGGCGTTTAGGTGACTTTAGGCTGGAATTGAGACAAGACGGGAAAAGATAATGGCAGAAAGATCATCAATACCATTGCCTTTAGCTACGCCAACATATGATGAAACTAATGAAGCAGTGACTCGTAGAACAATAGAACAAACTATACAGGATATAAATTCTGAAATAGGAACGCTTAAAAAAATGCAGCAGTCAGGCGTTAGTAAAGCAATAAGACGACATCAGTTTTTGTTAATGGGAGTTAAGCATGGCTGATAATCTTAAAGTATTAGGTCAGCTAGACCCTTCTGCTACAACTGTAACTACACTTTATACAGTGCCAGATAAAACACAGACTACAGTTAGTTCTATAGTTGCAGCTAACAGAACAGGTTCAGCTATAACTTTTAGGCTAAGTGTTCATGTTGCAGGTGCGGGCGCGGATGACAAACAATATTTGTATTACGATAAATCTGTAGGAGCAAATGACTCATTGGCAATAGTTTTAGGTATTACATTAAATCAAACGGATGTTTTGAAAGTTTACACAAGTGCAGTCGATATGAGCTTTAATGCTTTTGGCTGTGAAACCTTAGAGGAAAGATAGTATGTTTATAATGAACCCATTATATAAAATAAAAAGAGGAGATACTCTTTCTTTT